TGTTAAATCGGGAGGCTGTTTTTTCACCTTCCCATGCCGGTTTGAGCGCGGTGCCGAAGCCGTTTCCTACGTTATGCGATTTTGGAAACCCTTGCCCGTACGTCCACATGATGCAATCCCTAATTTCCCAACCCGCGTCTTCGATGGCACATGTCAGGCGATGGAATGTTCGTGTACCACCAAAGGCCAGTAGATGCGCTCCCGCATATCCTTCCACTCTTCGTCTGTAAACGTTGTTATAAACTGCGTGCTTTCAGCCATATCAATGCCAAATAACCGTCTGTTTCGCAATTCGGCCATTTCGATGAAACGTCCTGTAATAATTTTAACCGGCATGTCTTCTGTTATCAAAATAGTACAGGCAATGATTTCTTCTGGAACGTCCAGCACGAATAATCCGCGCATGGATTTACTGTAAGCCAACGGATTTGCGTCCTGTTTAAGAAAAAGTAGCATGACTATGCATTCTGAAGTATCTTTTTCAGATTCTAGCAGGATGGTATACATCCTGCCGCCTTCGTTAATTATCAGACTTGGTTTGAATTTCATGCTCATTTTTATCACTCTCCACAATTTCATTTACACAATCTATGCTGATTTCCGAACATAAATTACTAATATTATCTAATATTTTGGCATACGCAAATTTAGATGTTTCGGACAGCCTTTCATAGTCTGTTTTGTTAACCATAATAAGCCACCGACACTCCATTTTGTTTATTTACGATCAACGTGTTGTCAAACAAATCTTTTATGTCTGACCTGTGACTTGTAATGTAAATACTTTCTTTCCAAGGTAATATATGCTGCTTCAACATGTCTATAACAGACTTGGCTCCAGCGTCATCTACAGCATTGTCAAACGATTCATCCAAAAACATAAAGTTAAAATTAGACCCAGACCACTGCTGAATAGCTGAAACTACTCCAAACATGATTGCGAAATCTACCCGTGCGGATTCACCGGATGAAGTGCTGCCGTACGTCAAGCCACCATTAGGATTGTCAACTGTGATGCTGATTCTGCCCTCACGACTGCCTTTTTCCATCGACTTTCCAGATATGATGGATAAGCTCATGCTATCTGACATACCTTGAAGAATGTTGTTAGCAAAATGCTCAACATCTGCTAAAAACGAATCGGCAATATACGCTTGTAAGCCGACAGATGATGTGGCGTGTTCCAAAATAGAGACAACGGCAAGCTCTTGTTTAAGCGTTTCAATGTCGGATTGGCAACTGGCTAAAATGTCTTCATCATCCTGCATGGCGTATTCTGCTTCGTTAATTGTAGCCAATGTATTGTTAATATTTGCTTCAGCAGATGCTATAGCCCTTTCTTTGTCCGTGTTGATTGTTGAGTTAGCTTGCATTTTGGCAAGAATGTTTTTTTCCTCTTGCATGGCTGCGTGAGCAGCTTCTTTATATTTGCGTATTTNNGTATTTCTGCTGTGATGCCCAAGTGCTCTTGTTTGGCAATATGAAGTGCGCGTGTGTAGTTATTGATACGGGATGTTAGATCATCACATGCCGCTTCTTCCTGTTTGCCGAATTGATAAAGCTCTTCAGCATTATCGAACGGTCTATTACATGTCGGGCATTTGATCGCCGCTTTAGATTTTGTAACGTTTCGCCTGTGCGCGGACAAATCGGAGTTTAGTTTGATAATTTTGGCTTGTAATTCGTTAATATCTTGCTCGTATTTATTGCTCTGCTCTTCAATGTGTTTGTACTTGTCACTCTTGAAGTACGCATCCAGTTTTTTAGTTTTTTCTTTTATATTAGCTAATTCACTTTCCAACTTGGAATTGTCTATTGATACAGGGATAGCTTTGGCAACTTCCAAAGACTTTTTGTGCTTCTCCAGCGTTGCGCTAAGTTTAGCAATCATATCTCTGCGTACAGATAGCTTACCTTCAACGGAAGTGCGCTTGGAATCCAATTCTGCGCCACGCTGTTTAATTTCATAAACTTGTGTACGATATTTATCGTTCTGTTCTTCCAATGTCCGTAATTGTGGGCAAATCTTGCGAATAAATTCTTTCTTTTCTCCATCTGACATTTTGCTGAATAGGGCAAGTTTATCAGAACGGCCAAACATGACGCTATTTGCAAACATTACGTCATCCATTCCAACAAATTCATCAATATTTTCTTGCGTAGTGTAAAAATATCGCTCTCCTGAATAATCAGTAACTTCAACTTTAAAACTATTTCCATTCGTGTCGTCTTTCCTGTATCGGCTAACTACACATGTTCTATTTGTAATGGTGTCAGTCAATGACACGAATACTCTGCAATTCTTTCCTTCTGAAGAATTGATTAGCTCGTCAACTGAAATCTTTCGCAGAGGCTTGCCATACAAACACCAGTAGATTGCTTCCGCAATGGCGGTTTTTCCTGCGCCGTTTGAACGCAAATAGTTTTGATCCGTGCTGCCAATGATAGGATAAATACCATCTTTGAAATCAATTACGCAATCTTTGTAGCTTAAAAAATTTATCAAGTGAACGCTATCTAATTTTATGCTAGGCATTGGTATCCTCTCTATATTTCTTGTACGCCGCTTTTCTGTAATTGACTGGATATTTACCTGATACTTCTGTTTGCAAATATTTGCCCATTTTGTGAATAAGTGAAACGTTTTCACCGCCAACGGCTTCGTTTTTGGTTATTCTGGCAACTTGCTTTTCTACGGTTACTTTACAACGAACAACTCCATTAAGTGACCGCAATTTTTCGTAAAACTCTTGCCGTTCTAGCTCATTTCGGCACGCCACCCAAAAATAATCCGAATACCAATCAAGCAATGTGTTTCCAAAAGCAGACGTTTCAAAATTACATTCATCTGCATTTATTTTGAAAAACTTTGGAAACCGGCTTATAGAATCTGTGCTAATAAACGTCCACTTGTCTTTGTACGTGTCAAACAGTACATAACCTGTGTCGTTTCCAACTTCACCAAAACTGTGCTGAATAGGCGAACCTACATAGCGAATATTTTCGCATAAAACCTGTGGCGTGTGAAAGTGACCAAGCAAAGAAAGTCGAAACGTTTCGGATAACTTAGATGCTGTAATGTTACCAGTCATTACCTGATTCATGTGTGTAGCACCGGTTACTGCCAAATGTCCTATAAGTAGTGTATTTTTAGCATCGTTTATATTAGCACAAACATTGGCGTTCCACCCTGCAAGTAGAAGTTTGGAAACAGCATCTTTTATATTCATCGTATGAGACACTGTGCGTTCGCTGGCTATATACTTAGTATTTTTGTAAATGCCGCAGAGCGTTTCCAGCGTAGTTTTATCGTAGGTTCTGCTTATGTCGTGGTTTCCGCAAATAAAAAACGTGCAGCTAAACGTTTCAGAACAATTTTTAATAATATCGTGCGCATAATGAAGAGTCAGCGCGTCCAGCGATTTACCGTTGTCAAAAAAATCCCCCGCAAATACTACAATGCTAACATTACGATTGATTGCATCAAATAAACACGCTTGAATTGCAGCGTAAATGTTTTTAATTCTGGAGTTTTGAAAGTTAAATTCTTCATGGTGTCCAAGATGTGTGTCGGCCAGCACTGCAATTTTCATGTCTTTGTCTCCTAGTGGATAGCCGGGAGCGGGGCGTAACTGTCTCCGCTTCCACCCCGCCCCCGGCATGTCAACAGGTTATTATGTGGTGAGCGGGTAGCTCATTCCTCACCACACACCTATTTAAAGAACACGATGCCCGAAGGCACCTACTCCGATTGGAGCCGATAGAAAGAATCCAGCCAGCCATTCGTGTCTTCCAATAGTGATACAAACCGATGCTCTACGCACAATTCTCTAAATCTACTTCTATTCATCTGTGGTTTGCGCAACATGCGACTTGGAATGTGGATGTTGGCTTTGCCCAGACGCATCAGTTTAGTGTTTCTGCTAATAATAGATGGCACTTCTGGATTATCCAAATGTTTTCGTAACTTAGGTGGTAAATGCTCTAGTTTTTGTTGAATGATAGTCCAATTCGATGTGCCAACTGTTTTAACAATTTCTGTAGCCAAAATTTCGCCAACACCGGCTATACCTTTGACGTTATCTGAAGGATCGCCTTTGAGAATACATTTATGCAAATATTGTTTTGGAGCCAATCCCATGATTGTTTTACAGTTACTACGATCTACCAACACTTTCTTTGGTAAATAATAAAGATGCGTTTGATCGTCCACAAGCTGCACCAAATCTCTGTCTCCAGACACAATAATCTTGCTACCGTCCATGCTCTGACAGCAATAAGCAATTAAGTCGTCGGCTTCGTATCCTACTTTGGATAGCTGCGTTACGCCTAATGATGCTAATAGAGGATGAATCAACTTGATCTGCCTGTAGATGTCTGCTTTATCTTCTTCACTAAACTTGGTTGCCCTATTTGCCTTGTACTGCGGATAGTAACGGGATCTCCAGCTTTTGCCGACATCCCAAAAGCAGTACAAACGGCACGGCCCAAATTTTTTCAGCACATGCCGAATGGACAGCAACGTGCCATATACTGCACTAACATCGCCAGATTCGCTAGACAAACGCAACATGGCGTTGGCTCGATAGGCAATGTTAGTCGTGTCTACCAGAACAATCATGGTCACTTCCAGTCATTGTCAAGATCGAATGGCAACCGCTCTGGATTGTCTACATCTGCATCGTCTGTGTCGTATTGCTTTGTAGATTCTTTGACAATCTTATTTACCTGTTTCATCGCGTCAGACCAGCATCGTGCGTACGCATCATCTGTCTTTTCCTTCGGACGTAGCGTGCTATTTCGTGCGGCCTTTACTTTCAAAAAGGAACCGTTCAGTAATTGAACGGTAATACCGTACTCAACGCTTACGGACTCTTCAACTTTGAAGGAAACTTCACGCGGCATAACTTGCCTCCCATTTGCTTAGTACAAACCAATGTTAGCACAAGTCATCAAATAAGTCAATACTCACCATAAATCCTGATCTTTGCCAGTCTGTAGCCTCTCCTATACCAATACTTCCAAGGCTTTAAGCCTCTTTCTCCGTATTTCAACATAAAAAGAGCCAAACATTTTTTTCTGGTTGTGAAGGCGTAGTCTACCAACATGGCTACGTTGTGGTTAATATCTATCACACACCATAATTCATCGGTATGGAAATACTTGTACTGTTTACTCATTCTCTTCCTCTTCGTCAAGAAATGGTGCGTTCGACCCAACGTACTCAAAGTAACGTTTTTGCAATGCGTTTGAAAGAGCTTCTTTGTTTTCCTGAATAAATTGTACTACATCACCTTTGGAGCACTCACCAACGTTTTTGAACACCCAACGCTTGTCTTTACTCCTGCAAATATCCAAATGCCTCATAGTTTCAAACGTGGAAACTTCATCGTGAAATCCAACGTCATACAGGAAAGCACAATGAGCATTTCTAAGCGGAGAAGTCGTCTTGTTTTTAATTGTACGGATCTCTACCAAGAAACCAACGGCATCGTCTGGATTGTACTTGAACCCAAATGCGTTGACGTTCTTTCCTTTGAGCTTGCCCAACATACTGATCTGAAGCCGCAAAGAGCTATAGAATTTTAACGCCTGACCACCGGGAGTAGTTGTTTTGTCTCCATAGGCAATTCCAAACTTGTCACGCCTGTGATTGATACATATTAGCGTAATTTCATTTTTTGAAATCAGTCCAATAGATTTTCTTAGCTCTGTGTTGAACACCTTCGCCTGAAGTCCAAGCTGCGCGGTGCCTTCCAATTCGGATCTAGGCGGCGCGGCAGCAACAGAATCAATAATATACACAATCGGGCCTTTTGAAGATTTGCGTAAATGAACAGCCGATTTACGAATAGCTTCAAACATTTCTTCTACCGTGTCTGGATGTCCTACGCGCAATTTGTCTTTTTCGGTTGACAGTCCCAATTTGCCTAAACGTTCTTCGTAAGCTCCGTCAATGGCAAATTCGGCATCGCAATAAATGACAATACCGCCATGCTTTTGAACATTTGCACAATGCTGAAGAACAAGTGTGGTTTTTCCGGTAGATTCCCAACCGTACACTTCAGCCACGCGGCCAACCGGCATTCCACCGCCTGTAATAATATCCAATGGAAGGATGCCGAACGGGATGCGCTCCGTAGGCGCATCCTGTTCGACAAACACATTACCCAATTGATCGAAAATATCTTTGCTCATGTTTATTCAAACGGATTGTCCGTTTTGTGACCGGAACGTGCTTCTTTCTTTTCTTGTCGGCGGCGTTCCCAAATTTCTTTCATCGCCTTATAATCGGCGTAGGCGTCCATCACAAATTTCTTATCGTGAAGCGTTTCGTTCAAGGCATCCTCAAGCTCTTCTTCATCTGGAATCTTGCCAAAAATCTTATCCAGATCCTTGACACTCTTTAGAAGCTCCTGATACGCTTCCTTGGTTTTTGAAACCGGCATGGACTTTGGAGAAATCTTGACACGATACCTGACGTTCATCTTGTCGCTGCCTGTGGACTCGCCGATAATGGTAATATTGTTGCCCTTGATTGGATCGAACATGTTCTCAAAACCTTCAACTTCAAGAGACGACAAAATATCCTTGGTAATGGCTTCAGACAGTCGAATGAGCTTGATCGAGCTATCATAACGACCATCGCCCTTGTATTCCAGACAATTTGCAACAAACGTGCTGTTCACGCGCAAACGTCTTGCAACAGCAACCTTGCGCTCATCTTCGTCATTCATGTGCTGATCTTTCCATTCACAAATAGGGCAACGTTCATCAGCCATCTGTCTTGCGCATGAACGCGGCCCAACAGATTCAGCTAGAAAATGACCGCCCAACGGCTTCAAAAACACCAAATGTCCTTTATCGTTTCGCTTATACGGCAATACACGAAACGTAATTTCCTTGCCCTTTGCAGGCTTTAGCCATTCCAATGTGCCAAGTTTGGACTTCAAACGATCATACAATGCTCTCAAATCGTCTTGGTAATTGTTGTTAGACATACTAAATACTCCTTAAATTAGTTTAACGGGCTATTCTTTTACTGACACTTCGCGCTCAAAGCGAAGATTGTACCCGATACTGACAAGCATTTCGTGGCGGCTTCTCAATGATTCGATAATACCTTCTGTAATAGCCAGCTTACGATTAACATCATGGTATTCTTTGTGCGCCTTGAAATAATCAGTCGAAGCTAGAGCTTCGGATCTAAGCTGCGTTTCTGTGTATTTCTTGCTAATCTGATCGTAGCGTTCTCTTGCCTTCTCAATCAAATCGTTTTCCAGCAACGAAAGAGACGCCTTAAGTCGTTCCGCCCATGATTTTAGCAATCTATATCTGACAATGTAATAACCAAACATTGCAGGCTGTTCGGCCATTTGACTGTTAAGATTGCTAATATCAATCTTGAGTTTGCCTTTGATTTTGTTAAATTCCTTTTCAGGATCAAAATCACCGTCCAGAATTGGAATGCTAGACATACTGCCTCCTATTTAAAGTTGCTAATATTAGCTAAAATACTCAAATATTTCTTTCCAATCGCTAAACAATCGTGTTTTCTTGTTTGCAAAAATTACTTTAATCGGTTGAATCGTCTCGTCATTTGTGTACTTAAACGTTGCATTACGCTTGGCTAAAAGCTGTTCTGCACTCTTACGATACTGGACCTTTAAAATCATTGCTCTGGTTGGCTTATCTTTAGTCATCGTCACTCCTAATATAGCCATATTATAACATGACTTCGTATTTGTCAAGTCCTCCCCACCGATAACCAACTTCAAAATCGGCCACGATTGGAACACAAAGCCAATCAAAGCCATACGGTGAAAAATCTTCTACCATATTCTTAATGAGCTTTGCAAATTTTGGTACGATGTCCTCACGCACTTCAAATAGTATAGAATCGTACACTGTAACTAGCGGCTTTGCGGGTATATTAGCTTTTTGTATGAACTTATTGATTCTGTATAGCTGCAAAAGCATCATATCCGTTGCCAATCCCTGAATAGGTGTATTTACAGCTTGACGCTCAGACTCGTTACGAATACCTTCATCTGGACTCTTAATGTCTGGCAATCTACGCTTACGTCCAATTAGCGAAACAACTTCACAATGTGTTCTGGCATAGGCAACCGTTTGCGAAATCCAGCGTTTGACGTACGGATACCGCGTAAAAAGCGCGTTGATAATTCTTTCGGCTTCACGAACAGAGCAACCAGCCCGTTCTGCCAGCGCGGGTGCGCCCATACCGTACAGCACACCAAAATGTGCGCCCTTTGCAATTTGGCGCATTTCATCAGTAACATTTTCAACAGGCACTTTGTAGAAATAAGATGCAAATTCTCGATGAATGTCCGCGCCGCTATTATATGCTGCAATCAATTTAGGTTCTTTGCTATAACATGCTAATACTCGTAGCTCCATTTGCGAAAAGTCAGCCTGAACAAACTTATACCCCGGCTTGGCAACAAAGAAGTTTTTAATATCCGCATTGGTTTTCTTGCGCGGAATATTAGCATGATTAGGATTTTTGCTTGAAGGTCTTCCTGTTCTAGCCACATGTAATGTGTACGACGAATGACTCCTGCCGTCAAACGTATCCATCCATTTAGGAATAGCTGGCTTGACATATCCAGAATATGCTTTTTGTAATTTTCTGTGCTCCAGCAGCGATGCGCACAGTTTATTTTTTCTGGCAAATGTAGCCAATACTCGCTTGCCCGTACTTGGATTTTTAGTGTTTTTAGATACTTCCAACACGGGCATCTTTAAAACGTCATACAGCAATATGCTAATCTGAACAGACGATGCAGGATTAAACGATTCATAATAATGTTGAACTGACTTTGGCTTTGCGGCTTTTGCCATCTTTTTTTCTGCCCATATTTTAATTGCTTGTTTGACTTGAGGACGCCCATTGATTTTTCTAGTAATATCAGCAATCAATTCTTCGTAAATCTTATCCGCTTTCTTTACTGCTTCTGGATCAATAGCAATTCCATTAAATCCAATATCTGACAATACGTTAATACCACGCATCATCACGACTTCATACGCCCAACTCATATTTTCTGAATCTATTTTTGGTAAAAATATCTCAAGAAGTTTTAGTGTGTTAAATGCATCCCTTGAGTTATATTCACATAGTGTATCCAGATCGACTCTGGACATATCACCTTTCTCTTCTTTCATGCGCTGCTTCATAACAGCTTT